AAGAAATGGAAGGGTTGCACCTAATAAACCACTTCGTAAAGCTCGTAACGAAGATGGTTCAGAGGGTGAAGATAAATTCATAGGAGCATATGTAAAACAACCAAAACCTGGTCTTTACAAATGGGTTTATGATTTAGATTTAACATCACTATATCCATCAATCATTATGAGTATCAATATATCACCTGAAACCAAAATGGGTAAGGTAAAAGGATATACTGCAGAATCTCATATGAAAGGTGAGTTGAAATCTTACTCAATCATAGATAATGAGGGTAATGAATCACAACCAATACCAAAAGAAAACTTTATGAGTTTTATACAACAACAGAAACTATCAGTAGCTTCTAATGGTGTTTTATATAGAACTGATAAAGTAGGTATCATACCTGAGATTCTTAATGTTTGGTTTGATAAGAGAGTTGAGTATAAGAATGAGATGAAGAAGTTTGGTAAAGCAGGTAATGATGAAAAGTATAAATTCTTTGCTCAAAGACAGTTAGTACAAAAGATTATGTTGAATTCCCTTTATGGAGTATTGGGATTACCAGCATTCAGATTCTACGATGTTGATAATGCAGAAGCAGTAACACTTACAGGTCAAACTGTAATTAAAACTACTGAGAAGATTGCAAATCAATATTATAGTAAAATTATTGGAGAGGAAAAGGATTATAATATCTATGTAGATACTGATTCGGTATTCTATCAAGCCGCACCATTAGTAAAGGTTAGGAATCCTGAGATTGATGAAAACTCAGATGAACAAATGATTCCTGCGATTCTATCAGTTGCACAAGAAGTTGAAGGACACATCAACAAAGTGTATGATACAATGGCATTAAAAATGTTTAACATTCATTCACATCGATTTGATATCAAACAAGAAACTATTGCCAAAGGTGGATTTTGGGTATCAAAGAAAAGATATGCACAATGGATTATCAATGATAATACTGTTGATTGTGATAAATTAGATGTAAAAGGTTTGGATGTAAAACGGAGTTCGTTCCCAACATACTTCAAAGAAGTTATGGGTACGGTGTTAATGGATATTCTGAAATCTACAGATAAAAATGAGATTGATGATTATATCCTCGCTAAGAAAGATGAAATGACAAAACGTAATTTCATTGATATTGCTAAAAACTCAGCTGTTAAAGGTATGAGTAAGTACACCTTTAAGAAACAAGCAATTGGTGAGTTTCAAAAAGGTACACCTGCTCACGTAAAGGCGGCGATAACGTATAATCAACTACTCAAATACTATAAAGTACCTTACAAGTATGAGCCGATGAAGGATGGTGATAAGATTAAGTGGGTATATCTAAAAAATAATCCGTTAGGACTGGATTCGGTTGGAATGACTGGTTACAATGACCCAAAGGAGATTTTAGATTTAGTAAAAGGGTATATTGATTATGATTTGATTTGGCAAAAAGAGTTGGAAAATAAATTAGATGATTTCTATTTGGCAATGGGTTGGGATAAACCTTCACCTAATATGAAAAAAGCTTCACAATTCTTTGGATTTTAAATATATTTTTTGTATATTAGTATAATATTAAATTTTAAAAAGTAAAAATAAGTAAATTATGGAAAAAAGTCGTATTAATCGATTCGTACAAAAGTACAATCTTGCTGGTTTAATTGAATCAGTAAAATGGGATGTAGAGGGGACAACTCTATCTACATCATTTATTTCAGATGATAAATCGGTATTGGGAACAGTAACAACAACAGATTTTGATTTTGATAAAGGAAGTTATGGTGTTTATGATACTACTAAGTTCACAAAAATGTTATCTGTATTAGAAAACGATATTGAGTTATCAACTACAAATGTAGAGGGTAAAGTAGTATCACTTAATATTTCAGATAAAGGAACATCTGCAACTTATATGTTGGCAGATTTATCAGTTATTCCTGTAGTACCTGATTTAAAACAATTACCTAACTTTAATGTGGATGTTACAATTGATTCTACATTTATTACAAGATTCAATAAAGCAAAAGGAGCTTTAGCTGATGAAAAGAACTTTACGTTTGAATGTAAAGGTGGTAGTGGTAAAATAATTATTGGACACTCAAATATCAATACCAATAGAATCTCTATTGATGTTGATTGTAAGTGTGATGGGGATATAGACCCAATCTCTTTCTCTGCAGATTTCTTAAAAGAAATCCTAAATGCAAACAGAGATGCAAAAACAGCTAGTTTGAAGATTTCAACTGATGGTTTGGCCCACCTACACTTTGAAGTTGATTCTTACATATCAGATTATTACTTAGTTCAAATACAGGCATAAGAATGAATCATTTTTACGAAAGGTCACAATTTTCCAAATTTCAATCAAACACAACTTATCATCAGTTATTAGAAATGACTGATGGTGAGTTTACTGATTGGGCCAGAACTTTACGAAAAGAAGTTACTGAGCAGTGGGATGTATTTGGAACACCACCTGTGATTGGTAGAAATGAGGATGGTATCATTAAGAGTTTTAAGAAACTTAAATCTAATCCTGCAGATTATTGGGAAAAGGATTTAAGTGGGGATGATTTATCATTAGGTATTATTAAGAATTTTAACAAAGATGCATCAGTAGTAAATCAATTCTTTCCAACAATGTTGAAAACAAAGATTTCAACAGGCAAATCTGCGGATGGTGGATTATCTATATACGACCATTTCTCAGACCCAGAGTTAGAAGAAAAGTTTGTTAGAATTATGAAACGAGCTGTTAAGAGGGATTCAATGTACTCTTGGTCACGTTCAGTTATTGATAAACGAGATGAGAATCCTTTTTGGAATGGACAAGGTGCTATTGATTTTATCAAAGATGTACATGATGGAAAAGTATTTAATGGTAAGTATTCTAATTTAGCTATTTGGATTTCAAAAGTAAACACAAGAACTCTTGAAAACTTCGGTACATTCAACAAAGAATATATTGGTAGTAAGAATCTTTATTTAAACTCAGAACAGGTACAGAAATTAAAAGATGATGGTTATCTTTCAGATACTCAATTATCAAATATTGATGAAATTGCAGATAGTTGGACATCTGAAGCTGGTACAACACAACATTATGCATATCAGATAAGATGGTATGAAAAAGACTCAGGTATCTTTCCTAAGATATTACAAGTATTCAGATTAAGTTGTGGACAACCTGCGGTAAACTTTCCAGCATTAACTGCGAAGTGGATTTATGAAAACTACACATCACATATCGATACCGATGAACCGTTACATATTTACGATTCATCTGCAGGTTGGGGTGGTAGAATCATAGGAGCAATGAGTAGTAGAAAGAAAACTCACTATATCGGTACAGACCCTAATCCTGATAATTTCATTGATGAGTTAGGTATTACAAGATATGAGTATGTTGCAAACTTCTATAACAAAAATTGTGTTGATGATTATTCAGATAAACTTACATCATTCTTTGATGTAAAACCACAATCAAATACTTTTGAAGTATTCCAAGATGGCTCTGAGTTGATTCAAAACAATCCTGAGTTTCAAAAGTACAAAGGTAAGTTAGATATATCATTTACATCACCACCTTACTTTAATAGAGAACAATATTCACAAGATGAAAAACAATCATTTAAGGCATATGGGGAGTATGAAGATTGGAGAGATAATTTTCTCAAACCAACTCTAACTACAATCTATGATTATATGAAAAATGATAGATACATCTTATGGAATATTGCTGATATCAAAATAGGTGAAAGTACTTACTATCCATTAGAACAAGATTCAATTGATATCTTAGAAGAATTAGGTTGTGAGTATAAAGGTAAACTAAAGATGTTAATGACACGAATGGTTGGGTTAGACCCATCTAAGAGTGGAATTAAAAATGCAGTAGAGTATGACGGTAAATCATACAAATTTGAACCAATATTTGTATTTCATAAAAAATAAGAAATGACAAGAAAAGAAAACACATTGTGGGTTGAAAAATACAGACCCGATACATTGGAAGGGTATGTTGGTAATGAACATATCTTAGAAAAAGTAAAAATTTATATAGAGAATGAAGATGTACCACATCTACTTCTTTATGGACAGGCAGGTACTGGGAAAACAACATTAGCAAAAATCATAACAAATCAGATTGATTGTGATGTTATGTATATAAATGCTTCTGATGAAAACTCAGTAGATGCAGTAAGAGATAAGATTAGAGGATTTGCAGCAACAATTGGTTTTAGAAAATGGAAGGTTATCATCTTAGATGAATCTGATTATCTAACACCAAATGCACAAGCGGCACTTCGTAATCTAATGGAAACATTCTCAACATCTACAAGATTCATTTTGACTTGTAACTATGTAGAGAAAGTGATTGACCCGATTCAGAGTAGATGTCAAACATTTGGAATTACACCACCATCTAAGAAAGAGGTGGCAATCCGAATGAAACATATCTTAGATACTGAAGAAGTGAAATATGAGATGGGTGATTTGGTAACTTTAGTGAATAGTGGGTATCCTGATATTCGTAGAGTTCTCAACGCTGCTCAAAGACAAGTAGTGAAAGGTGAGTTGAAGATTGATAAAACATCAACAATTCAAGCAAACTATATGGATGAAGTTTTAAACTTATTAAAATCGAATGGAAGTGTAAAAGATACATTTACATCCGTTAGAAAAGTGATAGCTGATTCCAAAGTAAAAGATTTTACACCATTCTACAGATTCATGTATGATAATGTAGATGATTACGCAAATGGTAAAGTGGGTAACACTATACTAAAGATTGCAGATGCTCAATACAAAGATGCATCTGTAGTGGATAAAGAGATTAACATTATGGCGATGATGTTAGAAATAATAATAGACATAAAACAATAAAAGGAGAAATTATGGCAAAATCAAATGAACTATTCGAACAGATAAAAGATTTATTTGTTGAATTTGAAACAAATCACAATGGTACAACTAAAGCATCTAAAGGTAGAGCTAGAAAAGCTATTGGTGAAATTAAAAAGTTAGTAACAGATTACAGAAAATCATCTGTAGAAGAAAATAAGTAATTATGGCAAAAAAAGGAAAAGTAATCGGTATGGGTGGTAATAAACAAAAACCACCTCAAGCCCAACTAAAATTAGACCCTACAAAATTAGATACTGTAGAATGTGATAATTGTGGTGGTGTATTTTTTGAAGAAGTACAGATGTTTAAAGAAGTACCTGCGGTTCAATCACCTACAGGTCAAAAAACATTATTGCCGATACCTGTACTCAGATGTGTAGAGTGTGGTAATGTTCCTGAAAGATTTTTACCAAAAGAACTATTGGGTTAATGGCAAAGGCAAAAACTATATTTGAACACCTATCTGGTATTAAAGAAAAAAAGGTAAAGTGGAATTCGTTATCTGATATGGATAAGAAAACCTTTTCACCATTTATCATTAATAGATGGTTAAGTATGAATATGGGGTTATTACCTATCGTAAACATCTTACAGAAATATACTATTGGGTTATTATCTGCTAGAGATGTTTATAAGGTATATTTTGATTACCTACCTAAACAAAAAACATTTGATAAATACATCAAAGGTAAAAAGGAAGGTAAACATAATAAAGAAATGTTATCACATCTATCTGATTGGTACGGTGTATCTAAACGTGAATGTATAGATTATTTAGATATCTTATCAAAAGATGATGTGATTAATATTCTTATGAAATATGGATTAACAGAAAAAGAATCAAAAAAATTATTAAAAAAATGAGTGAAGATTTAAAAACAGCAGCATCTGGTTCAGATAATTCTAATAAGTTAGAATTAGGATTAGATATCAAAAACGACCCATCTTATTGGAACTTTAGAGTTTTAAAATATGAAATAGATGGTCAACAGGTATGTGGAATACATGAAGTTCAATATAATGTTGATGGCGACATTGTTGGGTATGGTGAATATCCAACTGAAATTTATGGTGAAGATATAGAACAACTTAAAGAAGGTGTTGATAAACTTAGAGAAGCGTTTTCAAAAGATGTAATCGAATTACCTATTGAAGAATAATGGCAGAGATACTAAGAGAGGCAAAAACAAAAGTAGTTCACAGAGGTGAACGAACTTTGAAAGAAGAAAAAGAAGAAACTGCAATTCAGTATTGTGAAAGATTATATCCTGAAACCACAAAAGAGTTTCAAAAGATTTTGGATGAAATGTATGAAACATTTTGTAAAAAACAAAGAAACTATGGGCCAGGTAACATCTCTGTTGGAACTAACTTAGAATCTGATGAAGATATTAAATTATCTTTAGTTGGATTGTGGTTTAGAAAGAATGATAAAATACAACGATTAAAGCAATTGGTTGTATTAGGACAACCTGATGAGGTTGGTGAGAATATACAAGATACCTATGAGGATTTATCAGTATATGGAATTATCTCTCAGATAGTTCAAAGAAAGAAATGGGCTAAGTAAAAACTTAACAATTTAATAACATTAAAATTTGGTAGTTTCAAATAATTTTCGTATATTAGACATATGAAAGATACAAAGATAAATAATGTCTTTAGACTTGGGGTAAAAGAACCACAACCTACTGATAAAAAAGTATCGTACTCCCAATATACAATGTATGCCAACTGTCCTCATCAATGGAAGTTGAACTATATGGATGGACTCCGAACATTCGACCCATCCATACATCTTGTATTTGGGACTGCGATGCATGAAACACTACAAGAATGGTTAGATGTACTTTATAACAAATCCCCTAAAGAAGCTGGTGAGTTAGATTTAGGTAAGATGTTATATGAAAGTATGGTTGATGAGTATAAAAAGATGAGAGACCAAACATCTGTAGAATTCAGTAACCCATCTCAGATGGAAGAATTCTTAGAGGATGGAATCAACATCTTAAACTTCGTTACAAAGAATCGTTTAGATTACTTCAATACTCGTCATATGAAGTTGGTGGCTATTGAATTACCTATTTATTCCAAAGCTTTAGAATCACACAATGTATATATGATGGGGTTCTTAGATTTGGTATTTGAAGATACATACGAAAACAAACTACAGATTTGGGATATCAAAACATCCACCAATGGTTGGAACAAATGGATGAAAGCAGATAAAACCAAAACAGCACAATTGGTATTATATAAGAAGTTCTTATCAGAACAATATGGTTATCCAATTGATAAAATCAGTACAAAGTATTTTATCGTAAAACGTAGGTTGATGGAAGGAATGATGTTCGCTCAAAAGAGAGTACAAACATTTGAACCTGCTAGTGGTAAACCTACATTAAATAAGATTACAAAAAGTTTCGAAGATTTCGTTAGGAACTCATTCAATGAGGATGGTTCTTATAGAACTGAATCAGAGTATCCTGCAATGGCTGGTAAAAACAATAAGAATTGTAAGTGGTGTCCATTCAAAAATGATTACGATAAATGCCCAAAAGAAAATAGACATAAAGTATGAGAAAGTTAATGTTATTATTACTACCTGTTTCATTTGGAATGGGTGGTTCAGAACCATACATAGAATCGGTTGAATCATTAGAACCGACTAAGATTGAAGTTGAGATAGTTGAACCCACATTTGTAAAACCAACATATACCTTAGATGTTGAACCATTGATTCAAGCGATGATTATGGTAGAAAGTGAGGGTAATGATTCTGCTTATCATAAAGGAGAAAAAGCAGCAGGTTGTTTACAAATCAGACCTATAATGGTTAGAGAAGTAAATCGTATATTAGATATTCAGAACTCTGAATTAGAATATACATTAGAGGATAGATGGAGTAGAGAGAAATCAATTGAAATGTTTCACATTGTGAATGGATATCACAACAAAAATAGTACATATGAAGAAATCGCACGAGCTTGGAATGGTGGTCCGAACTGGTTTAAGAAAAGTCTTACAAAAAGATATTGGAAACGGGTACAAAAGCAACTTAAAAAACAACAAAAAAATGAACGTAGCAATACTGAGTTCACCAAAGTATGAGAACGTTAGAAAGTTAAGAGAGTTTCTGTACACAATAAAGGAAAAATTAGGAACTGATGTTAACATTATAACAAGAGGTAACAAAAATGGTGGAGAAAAATATATTAGGAAATACGCAATTGAATTTGGGTTTAGATATACCGAATATAATCCAGCACATACTGTTAGAAACCTTTATAGTGGAATGAGTGATGAATATTATGGACAACGATTTCATCCAACCCAAACACTACATCAGTATGATTGTGTTGTAAAACACGCAGACAAATTGTTTTACTTTGGTGGTATCAAACCATCAGAACAAAAACACTTTGAAAAGATGTTAGAAAGATTTAACAAAAAAGTTAATTATATAAATTAATTATTATATTTATTAGAAAAGAGAAAACAAGTTATGAGTGATAAAAAGAAAAAACCTCTGATACTTCTATTATCAGATGATTTAAGATTACATAGTGGTATCGCCACAATGTCAAAGGAGATGGTTCTCCATACAGCACATAAATATGATTGGTTACAAGTTGGAGCAGCGGTGAAACATCCTGATGAGGGTAAGTTTTTCGATGTATCTGATGATGTAAATGTAGAGAGAGGTATCTCTGATGCATCAGTTAGAATCATACCATCAAGTGGTTATGGTAATCCTGATTTAATTAGACAGATTCTAATTAATGAGCCTGTGGATGCAATCCTACACTTTACAGACCCACGTTTTTGGGGTTGGTTATATAATATGGAAGATGAGATTCGTAAACACGTTCCAATTATGTATCTAAACATATGGGATGATTTACCAGACCCAATGTGGAACGCTCCGTTCTATGGAAGTTGTGATTTACTTATGAGTATTTCAAAACAAACATACGGTATTAATCGTAGGGTTATGAAAAAGTATGGTGAACATTATGAAGATTGGCAAATGAAATACATACCACATGGAGTATCTGAAAAGTTCAAACCAATTAAACATCTTCCTGATGGTAAAGAATTAGTTGAAGAAATGAGACGTAAGTTAGATATTCCTGAAAATAAAGATTTTATCGCTCTATGGAATAATCGTAACATTAGAAGAAAAAGTCCTGGTGATTTAATCTTAGCTTATAAAGAGTTTTGTGATGGACTACCAAAAGAACAATCAGATAATTGTTTATTGTTATTACATACACAAGTATCAGATGAAAATGGAACAAATCTTTTAGAAGTAATTGAAAATATTTGTCCTGATTATGATGTAATGTTTACCAATTCTCAGTTTAGTACAGATGATTTAAATGTATTATATAATATGTGTGATGTTAATCTTAATATTGCATCTAATGAAGGGTTTGGATTGGCAAGTTGTGAATCTGTAAATGCAGGAACACCAATCATTGTTAACGTTACAGGTGGGTTACAAGACCAATGTAACTTTACTATCGATGGTAAGTACATTACTGAAGATGATTATGTTGAATTAGGTTCACTACATGATAAAAAGAGATTACCACAAAATTTAAGTTGGGGTAGTTGGGTAATCCCTGTATGGCCATCAAATCGTTCCCTACAAGGCTCACCACCGACACCATATATCTTTGATGACAGATGTTCGTATGAAGATGTTGCAAAAGCACTTAGACAATGGTATGATACCAAAACAGATAGACGAGTAGAATGTGGATTGGAAGGTTCAGAGTGGATGAAATCAAAGGAAGCTGGTATGAGTGCTAAGAATATGGGTGAGAGATATATTGAGGCAATCGATACTACATTTAAAAATTGGAAACCTAAAACAGAATTAGTATTATGGAAAGTATAAAAAAAGTATGTGTAATTAGTTGTCCTATATCTACAAGAAGTGGATATGGTTCAAGAAGTAGAGATTTCGTAAGAGCTCTAATAAAAGTAAGACCTGATTGGGATATTAAAATCTTATCTCAGAGATGGGGTAATACACCAATGGATGCACTTAAAGTAGGTAAGGATGATGATTTATTAAACAGAATCTATATACCAGAACAGAAACCATCAAAACCAAATGTTTGGATTCAGATTACAGTTCCTAATGAATTTCAACCTGTAGGTGATTATAATATAGGTGTAACTGCAGGTGTTGAAACAACTGTAATGCCAGCTCATTGTTTAGAGGGTATTAATCGTATGGATAAAGTATTAGTTTCATCTAACTTTTCAAAACAATGTGCTGAAAATACAGTCTTTGATAAAAAAGATGAAAAAAGTGGAAAGACACTTGGAACTTTAAAATGTGAAAAACAAATTGATGTATTATTCGAAGGATATGATACTAAGATTTATGATAACAAAGCACCATCTGAACCAAGAATAAATGATACATTATCTAAGATTGATGAATCATTTTGTTTCTTATTTGTAGGACATTGGTTGAAGGGTGATTTTGAACATGATAGAAAAAACATTAGTGGATTGATTTGGACATTCTTACAAGCATTTACTAACAAAAAGAACGCACCAGCTCTAATTCTAAAGACAAGTAGTGGTGGAACATCTTTACCTGATAGACATCGTATCCGAAGAATAATTAAAGATATGAGAAGTAAATTACCAGGTAGATTACCAAACGTTTATTTACTACATTCTGATTTAACAGATAAAGAAGTAAATGCATTATACAATCACCCAAAGGTAAAAGCTCACGTTTCATTTACGAGAGGTGAAGGATTTGGTAGACCTTTATTAGAGGCAACTATTAGTGGTAAACCGATGGTAGTATCAGCATGGAGTGGACATATGGATTTCTTAAATCCTGAATATATTTCTTGTATTACAGGTAAAATGGATAAAGTACATAAATCAGCCGCTGATAAATTTTTGTTGAGAGATTCTGAGTGGTTTACAATTGATTACTCAATTGCAGGTGGTACTATGAAAGATATTCATAAAAACTATAAAAAGTATTTAGAAAAATCAAGAAAACATAGACAATACACAAAAGAAAGATTTACATTTGATAAAATGGCTGAAGTGTTAGATATTCATCTAAAAGATGTAGATAGTAAACCTCAAACGGTTGGATTATCATTACCAAAATTAAAAAAAGTTGAAAAGAAAGTAGAAACACCAAAGGTTAATTTACCAAAATTAAAAAAGGTTAAATAGTGGCAGGATTTTACAATACCCATCTAAGAAAAACATCAGACCCTACTCCAATTAGTAAAACTAAGATGGAGAGGGGTATGGTGGTTAAGATAAAGTATCAAAAGAGAGATAAATCTACAGGACTATATTTAGTATTCGTTCTTCAACCAAAGTGGCCTAATACAACAGAAGGTAAACTACATGGGTTATCATTAGATGCAATACCACCTAACAAAATAAAAGAAATATCTGAAATTTATGATGAGGTTGTATCTCAATCATCTAAAGTTAAAAAGTTAGATTTAGCTAAGATTCAAATCAATGAGGGTTCTAAAGTATTCTACACATCAGAAATCAAAACTGAAAAACAATTAAGAGCAGGTTATAGAACATTCAATCTATTAGATATTAAATCTATTCAAGCAGTTAACTATGATTGGGGTAAATTTGATAAGATAGCAGATAGAGATGCGAGAAGAAAACAAATAGAAGAAGAAGCTAGACAAAGGAGAGATGCTGCACAAAATAAATAAATTATGAAAATAAGTTACGCAATTACAGTATGTAATGAGTTTGTAGAAATACAAAACCTCATACCATTTCTTTTGAAACACAAAAGACACGAAGATGAAATCGTAGTTCTATACGATTCTAAAAATGGTGATAAACGAATAGAAGAATTTCTAAGAGCAAAATCTATTAATGCTGAATTCCAATGGTTCAAAGATGAGTTCGATGGGCATTTCGCTAATTGGAAAAACAAACTAAATTCTTTTTGTGGTGGTGATTGGATATTCCAAATCGATGCAGATGAGATTCCAAATGAAATATTGATAGAAAATCTACATGAGATTCTAACAAAAAATACTACAGTTGTAGATGTTGTATTAGTTCCAAGAGTAAATACAGTCGAAGGATTAACCGATGAACATATCCAAAAGTGGGGATGGAATGTAGATGAAAAAGGTTGGGTTAACTGGCCTGATTTTCAATATAGATTATATAAGAAATCTGATGATATAAAATGGGTGAATAAAGTACATGAAGTATTAGAAGGATTCAAAACAATATCACATCTACCAATTGATGAAGATTTAGCATTATATCATCCGAAAGAAATCAAAAGACAAGAGAAACAAAATGCTTATTACAATACTTTATGATGAAAATAGGTATTATAGGAAAAGGTTACTTCGGTAAAAAAATACATAATACATTAGATGGTAAGTATGATATTAGGTTTTTTACTGGTAGGGATATGGATATCACTTATGAAATCGAATGGGTTGTTATCGCAACATCAGTAGATTCACACTATGAATTATGTAAAGAGTTTATAAGAAATGGTGTTAATGTATTCGTTGAAAAGCCAATGACATTATCTTGGTCTGAATCAAAAGAGTTATTTGATTTAGCTGATAAGTACGAAGTAAAAGTTTATGTTGATGATGTATTCACATATACTGAAACCTTCAGACGATTAAGGACACAGAATTTAGATTACAATCCATTATACTTTGATTGGAAAAAGTATGGTTCATTTGGTGATACTATTTTTAATGCCCTAACATATCACGACATCTATATGGCCTTATCATTAGGTTATAATTTAGATGGTGAAATTGATTTTGAACATAACAGAGTAAACCAAAAATCATTTAGAATTGGTAATGTACATTTTAGATATGATAGAACTAATCCTAAAAAACAAAAAACTCTTACTGTAAATAATAAAACATATGATTTTAGAACAAATCTAAATCCATTAGATTCTATGTTTTATAATGTATTTAATGGTAATGTAAACTTTACTAAAAATAATCGTTTAGCTTTAGAATCACAAAAAGTATTAGATGATTTAAATTTTAGAAAACCAAAAGTAGCCGTAGTTGGTGCTGGTATATTTGGTATTACATCAGCTCTTAAATTAAGTGAAAATTTAAATGTTGTTTTATTTGAAAAAAATGATGATATATTACAAAATGCTAGTTCTATAAATCAATACAGATTACATAGAGGATATCACTATCCAAGAAGTATAGAAACTGCATTAACCTCAAAGGAAGGGACAAACACATTTACGGATGTATTTAATGAATGTGAGATGAAAGATACAAAGCAATTCTATGCAATAGCATCTATGGGTTCTAAGGTATCACCTGATGAGTATATAAATTTTATGGATAAATGTGATTTACACTACAGAGTAGTTGAAAATGATTTAGTTACATCAAATGTTGCGGAACTATATGAGGTTTTTGAGGGATTGTTTGACCCTTGTAAACTATATAATTCCTGTAAAAAATATTTAGATAATTCGGAAGTAGATTTAAGATTAGGAACTCCATACAACGATGATTGGAATTATGATTATGTTATAAATTGTACATATTCAAATTTAAATGAAGTGTTTAATGGAGATGAAATATATCAGTTTGAAGTATGTGAAAAACCAGTAGTAAAATTACCAACTAAATACAAAGGTAAAGGTATTGTTGTGATGGATGGGCCATTTACTTGTATAGACCCATACTCAGATACAGATTACCATGTTGTTGGTAATGTTGTACATGCAATACATTCAACAAATGTTGGTAAATATCCTGAAGTTGATGATAACATAAAACCATTTTTAAACAAAGGATTAATAAAGAATCCAACAATAACAAAATTTCCATTGTTCAAAGAATCACTAAAACATTTCTTTGGAATTAATGAGGTAGAACATATTGGTTCAATGTACACTATAAGAACTGTACTTGCAAACAGAGATTTTGATGATGCCAGACCTTCGATTGTAAAAAAAGAATCGATAGGTAAATATTCAGTATTTTCAGGTAAAATATCAACAGCCGTTGATACTGCTAATGAGTTAAATCAATATATAATGAAACAATAATATGATATTTTATAGAACAGTAGATAACGAATTACATAATGCAGCTGTAGTTCCAAATGTAGGTTTTTCACTAGATGATGCATCATACATACCTGATGAATATTTAGGAAAAGAAAACTTTGTAATCCTAAGAACTTGTTTTGGGTTGGGTGATTGGGGAATCGTATCAGCATTTCCAAAGAAGTTAAAAGAGAAATATCCTGATTGTAAGGTATGGATTCCGTCACCAAAGTTACTAAAACATTTATTTGGTCACTTAGAAAGCAATTGGAGCTCGTGGGATGACCCGTTTAAAGTAGTTCATACGATATTTGATAATAATCCTTATGTTGATGGGTTCATTGATGAATTCGTAGGTGAAGTATTCAATGACCACTATAAATTGTATGAACATCCAAGAGAAGATGTGCCTTTATTAGAACAGATTCTAAAGTTTTGGCAGTTTGATAACTTTGATGGTATTGAGCCTGAAATTTATTGGAGTGATTCGGAAAAAGAATTAGGTGATAAAATTATCAAAGAACATACAGATGGTAACTTTGGTACATTACTAATAGCAAACAGATATAAAAACGATTCAGTTGATTTGATACAAAACAAATTAGATGAATATGATTTACCTATGTTCTATTGGACTTCTGAAAAAGATAGTGGGTTTAAATTTAAAAAAGCTTTGGATTTAAGACACATTGATATTAGAGTACAGATGTATATAAAATCTAAAGCTAAATTTAATGTAGGAAATCAATGTGGTGTTAATGATACTATATCAAACTATGCACCTACATTTAGTGTTCCAAAGAATCAACTAAAATCTAATATAGTTAAATCACAAAACTATATGTACAAAGAGGTTACAAAAGTATTAAATGATTTACCTGATAAATGGGAAGTTAAAACAACAACATCCAAAAAGTGGAAAGAGGCGTTGTATAATTTTATTAAGTATCACAATATTAAATCAGTTTTAGAGATAGGAACATCATTAGGACATACTACATATTTTGTGGCTCATTTTGTTGATAAAGTAACAACTTTAGAGTATAATTTACCCAGAGTAATTGCAGCTAAAAAGTTATCTGAGAAACACAATAACATAAATTTTATACATGGTAATGCATATAATCTGTGGAATTTTGATTACCACGATTTAGTAATAATTGATTGTATCCACGATTATAATCATATCAAAAAAGATATTGAAAATGCAATAAACTTAGGCACTAAATATATTGCATTCGATGATTATGGTTTATTTCCTGAATTGAAAAAGGCAATAGATGAATCAATAAATTCAGGTAGAATAGAATTAGTAAGTAAAATAGGATACCCAGCAGGTACACATTTTTATATGTCGAAATCAACTAACGCTACATCTGATAAAGTATTGGCAGATAGTGAAGGTTTAATTTGTAGAGTATTATGAGAATAGCAGTTTATACATCAATATTTGGTGGATATGATAATATCATAGATGACCAATTAAAAATGGATGGAGTTGATTACATTTGTTATACAGATGCTGATATAAAATCCGATATATGGGAAGTTAGGAAATCAACACCACTTTATACAGACCCTAATCGTAATGCAAAAAAGTACAAAGTATTACCACATAGATATTTGAGTGAGTACGATTGGAGTGTATGGATTGATGGTAACATAAAAATCCATTCAGATATCAGACCACTATGTAGTGGTGAGCCATATAAGTTATATGACCATATGAAAGTATTTGATGCGAGAGATTGTATCTATGATGAAGCTGAAACTATTCTTAACTTTGGTAAAATTAACTCTGAAAGAAATCCACATAAAGGAATTAAAAATTGGAAAGATAACCCATCTCTTATTATGAAACAGATGGAACGATATCAGATGGAAGGGTATCCTACAAAAAACGGATTGGCCACAACACCTATAATGGTTAGAAATCACAACCACTTAGATACCATCAAACACAACGAAGATTGGTGGAGTGAAATCAAACATAATTCAAAAAGAGACCAGTTAAGTTTTAACTATATTGCTTGGAAAAATCAATTTAATTTTGTATATTTGGAAGGTGATTCACGAAATAATGATTATTTTGTGAGTATGGGTAAACACATAGGAAAATAGTTATGGTATATTCACCGATAAATTTAGATTACTTTTTGAATATGGAAATCGCCAATGGTGGTATCAGTAAACAAATCGTAACATTAAATGGTAAACTAAAAACAATTAGAGATTTAGTTACATATTGGAAGGATGCACCTACACCTGAGTTAACATCTGAAACTTGGCAATACTATAACTGTATGATTGCAGGATTTAGAAAAGGTGTAGAAAATCATCACAATATCGGATGGGATAATCTTACAAAAGAATATTATGATTCATTAGAACCAATGGATGATGATGAGTTATCAGAATACTTAGAAAATAATCCTGTAGAGTTTAGTAACGGTTTTATAAAACATAGTTACCATCGAGCACTTGCTATGGTTGGTAGATTAATTAGAGGTGAGAGATACATTCCATTTTATATGGAAACATCTCAGATTTATGATTCACCTCGAAAGTTAGATGGTATAATGAGAACATCTAAATTAACATCAAAAATAAAACATTTATCTAAATTAGATAAAATGGGTGTTAGTAGAGATGAATATTGTTTATGTCAGAGTTCCATCTTAACTGTTATGGGTGTTAGAGATAATGATGATTTGGATATAATTATTTCATCTAAGTTAAGAAAACAAAATGTAAGATTTCCAAGCGGTATTGATATATTTGATGCTAATAGAAAGAAGTTTGATTATTTTGGTGCAGCTGGTGATGATGACATATTAGAAAATTATTGTATCACTATTGATGGATATAAGTTCTTAGAACCACGTTTTTACTTTGCAAGAAAGAATACACATACTGATAGAGATAAAAAAGATTGGGATGGTGTATCAAAGTTCTTTGAAAGAGAATCTGATTTAGGATATCCATTTAACTTTCAACCATACAAATGGGGATTACCATATTTTAGACCTCATATCAAATCAACATCATTAGATTTAGAATCACTAACATTAGTAAAAGATAAATACAATAGAATAGCGGATGGTGTAAATCAAGGAAGAGCAGTTTATGCTGGTGATGGTTATTTTGTAAAGATATTTCATCCTGAATATTGTAGATTACAGAACTTTAGAGATGCATTAAGTAGTGGTTTCTTAAATGGATTAACACCTGCACTAACTCACATATTAGAAGATGATAACGGAAATATAAATGGTTACATTACTTTAAGTGGAGAAATGTTATCAGAAAGTGAAGTTGATTTTGAAAAGATTCCTCAATGGTTTATTAGAACTGTATTAAGAAATTGTCAAAAAAGAAATAAAGTATTTTATGATTTAGTTCCTATCAATATAATTAGAGATTCATACTTTAATCAAATCAGTTTGATTGATTTAGAAAGTGTTTACGATTTGGATAAATTAGAAGATATGAAAAAACATAACGCAACATTAAAACCAATAAAATTATTAGAATGGATTCAATCGGTATAATCGGACAGGGTTTCGTAGGAAACGCAATATATCAAAAGTTTAAAAATTACTTTACGGTATATACATATGATTTGGATAACACAAGATGTAATTCATCATTAGAACAAGTTAGAGAATGTAAAACAATTTTCATTTGTTTACCAACTCCTACTAATTCACAAGGTGAATGTGATACTTCTATTATAGAAAGTGTTCTTGATGATTTAGATAAAAGAAGTTATCACGATATCGTAATCAAATCAACAGTTGTACCTGGTACTACAGAAAGATTAAATAAAAAATACAAAGATTTAAGTATTGTATTTAATCCTGAGTTCTTAACTGAGGCAAATGCTGTACAAGATTTTGAGAATCAAAATAGAATTGTATTAGGTGGGCCACGTCCAACTACTACAAAGATTAAAAGAATTTACACCAAAGTATTTCCTGGTGTTCATATTATCAAAACAGGTTCTACTCATGCTGAAATGATTAAGTATGTAACAAACACATTTTTAGCTACTAAAGTATCATTCGCAAATGAAATATATCAGATATGTGAAAAGTTAGAATTAGATTACGATAAAGTGATTGAGTATTCTACATTTGATAAAAGATTAGGTAAATCACATTGGGCAGTACCAGGACCAGATGGTGATTTTGGATATGGGGGACATTGTTTTCCTAAAGATTTGAAAGCAATGATATCATTAGCACATGATTTAAATGTATCACCAAGAATACTAACAGCAGTTGATTGTAAAAACAATGATGTTAGAACAGATAGAGATTGGGAAAAGATGAAAGGAAGAGCAGTATCATGAAGAATGTAGTATTCATACCAAACGTTGATTTAGGTAACGGAAGAAGTACACCATATCATTACTCAGTAAAGAGTTGGAAGAAGTGGTGTGATAAGAACGATGTTATCTGTTTAGAGTGGACTGAACCAATTATGGATTCAGATACATTCCCAATCATAATGCAACGAGAATGGGTATTTGATATTATAGAACATAATGAGATTGATTACGACCAGATTGCAATTGTAGATGCAGATACTATAGTTCATCCTGATTGTCCCAACTTCTTTGAAGAAACTAATCACAAATATTCTGCTGTTGTAAACAATGGTTGTTATGAGTGGGTAACTCGAAGTGTAAGAGGATGGGGTGAGGCTATGTTTCCAAATGAACCATTGGTAAAACCATACGATTATTTTAACACTGGATTTGTAGTTGTAAACAAAAAACATAAACCATTCTTTGATGAGATAAAAGATTTATATCTAAACAGAGGTGAAGAAATAAAACATTACAGAGATACCATAAAAGCAAGTACAGGTCAAACTATGGTAAACTTTATGTTAAAGAAAAATAATATAGAAGTAACCAAATTATCTGAAGGATACAATCTACAAGATTTATTTAGAAAGAATTTATTACACATACCCAATCACTCTTGGTTTAGTGATGAACTACATTTTTTAAATGCAGGTTGGGTATATCATTTTAACGCAATTCCACAAAACGATAGACACGTATCGTATTGGATGGAAAGAACATACAAACACTTATATGAATAGAACAATACACATACTATCAGTACATTATGAAAATCCATTTTGGATTGATATACAATTAGAACAACTGAAAAAACATCTAAAAGTTCCTTATAAAACTTATATGGCTCATGCAAATATGCCTGAAGATTTAAAAGATTATAGTAACGATTTTGATGTTGTTATATCAGACCCTCGTAAAAAGTTCCACAATACAGATGGACATAAATTATTATTACCACATATCAAAGAAAATATAAAACCTAATGATATTGTTGTAAAGTTAGATTCTGATGCATTCTTTATTAAGGATGTAGATGAATCCTTATTTGATTTAGTAGATGAGCATGGGTTTTTATCTATACACGAACCACGACATGAATTAGATTTGAATTACAAAACTCCACATCCTGTATTTTACGCATTTAAAGGTGAGTACTTATCAGATGGATTGGATGTACAACTATGTACAATCAGAGTTGAGAACTCTAATTGGTGGGGAAGTGTTAATGGTTGGATAAGAAGTAAAAATATTGATTGGTTTGCATTAGAAAGAAGTAATGAAACAAATTTACATCCAATATATTTTGCCATCTATGGTGATTTGATATACCACAATTGGGCTGGTTCGAGATTAATGAGAACGAGAGAAGATAGAAGAAGAGCGGCCAACGAAGGAATAAGTTTAGATGAGGTGATAAGACAGAACCATCAACTAAATGAATCAGTTCTAAAGGCGTTGGATACTGATGTAGATGAATTTATAAAAGTATTAAAAACAAAGTAAATATGAAAATAAGAAAAACAATGTTACCTGTACTAAGACCGTATGGGGGTAAAGAAGAAATAGAAGCATTAACTGAAGTTATTGAAAGTGGTTGGTGGGGTAAAGGCCCTAAAGTTGCAGAGTTCGAAAAGAAGTTTGCGGATTTAGTTGGAGCAAAATATGCAGTTGCAGTTACATCCAACTCACATGGACAAGATTTGGTTATGAAAGCTTTGGATATCAAAGATGGTGATGTAATCAATCCTACGATATCATTTATGGCAACGGCAATGATTCCATTATGGCAAGAAAACATAACTACAAATGTAGTTGATGTAGACCCATATACAATGAATATGGATGTTGAGGATGTACGAAGAAGTATTACTCCAAATACAAAAGCAATTATTGCTGTAAATCAGGCAGGTGTACCAGCACCTATTGATGAAATCAGAGAATTTTATGATGGATTGATAATTGAAGATTGTGCTCATAGTTGTTATACTGAAGGAGCAGGACTTAAAGGTGATATTGCAATCTGGTCGTTTCAAGCAGTTAAAACAATGCCTTGTGGGGATGGTGGTATGATTACATTGGATGATGAAGAACTATACAACAAACTAAAAGAGATGACTTGGTTCGGTGTATCATCTACATATTCCAGAGTTGCAAAAGAAGATACAGTTACAGGTAAACCAGGTTACACTTGGGATTACGAAGTAGATAAGATTGGATACAAATGTTATATGATTGATATAAATGCAGCAATCTGTTTGGAACAACTTAAAAAGTTACCACAAATATTAGATTGGAGAAGGCACGTTCAAAAAAGATATAACGAAGGGCTATGTGAACACGTTGAAAGACCACCACATACTGAAACAGTACAATACTATTGCGCAAAAGTACCTTCCGAACATAGAGGTGATTTAATTGATTATCTTGCAAGTAAAAATGTACATACTTCTGTACACTTTAAACCATTACACAAATATGAGATAATTCAAAAACACTTAACTCATAAAGATAGAGAATGGCCAAATGCAGAAAAAGAGTGGGAACGATTAATATCACTACCTGTTCATCCAGCGATGACAGAAGAAGATATTGATTATGTAATCTATTGGGTAAATCAATACTTTAAAGAAAATGGGTAATCTAATATTAGGATATGGTTTATTAGGTAAAGAGATGGTAAAACAGACCGGCTGGGACTACAAATGTAGAAAAAACGGATTTGATTTACTAACATCTAACTTAGAGGATGAGATAATCAACTACATTGATTTACCACATGAAGGTAGAGTTGGATATTCAACACCACCTGTAATAGTGAATTGTGTTGGTAATACCGATACATACTCATCTGATAAGAAATCTCATTGGGATGTAAATTATGTTGGAGTATCTAAATTGGTAGATTTCTGTAATAAATATAATATAAAATTAGTTCACATATCAACTGATTATGTATATGCTAATTCTAAGAATGGTAGAAGTGAAGAAGATATACCTGTTCATAATGAGGATTGGTATTCATATACAAAATTATTAGCAGATGGTTATATAGAACTAAAATCAAAAAATTATCTAATAATCAGACCAGGTCATAAACCTAATCCGTTTCCCTATGATAAAGCTTGGGTTAATCAGTTAGGTAATTTTGATTATGTTGAAACTATTTGTAAACAAATGGTAGATTTGATTGATGAGGATATGAGTGGTGTTTATAATATAGGAACTGAGATGAAATCAATGTATGATTTGGCTGTAAAAACTAAACCAAATGTTAAAGAAGCATTTAAACCAAATCACATACCAACCGATGTTACTATGGATATTTCAAAATTTAGGAAAATAAAATGAAGATAGCATTTTTTACAGAGATGGAGTTTAAAGGAAAGATTGATAAGAATCATCCTAATATGAGAACTGAATTTGCATGGATGTGTTCATTAGATGCAACACATATGAATCTAATGTATCATAGCACTGAAAAATTTGATTTAGGAATTGCTATAACTCCGAAAAATAATCCAACTGCGGTAAACATTGAACATTTAAAAACAATGTGTGATAAGGTGGGTGTAATGCAAGAGGGCCCATTTTGGTTGTTCCAAGATTATGATTTAGAAAAACAAATACATTATTATAATAATCTAATAGAATCTGATATAATCTTTACTCATAATGAGCAAGACAGAAAATACTATAAAGGATTAACAAATCACAAAGATGTAAGAGTACTACCATCTCTAATGATTTCAGAAGCAGTTGGTGAGTTACCAACTGAAGATAGAAGTGGTATTATGATTGGTGGTAATATGGTTAGTTGGTATGGTGGGTTTGATTCATTTATGTTAGCTAACTCAGTTACAGATGAAATCTATCAACCAAAGATGGGTAGAGCTCTACCTAACGAACAACAATTGGGTATCAACCAATTACCATATCTACAATGGAATGATTGGGTAAAAGAATTAAACAAACGTAAGATGGGAATTCATATGATGAGAACTCATGCCGCTGGTACATTTGCACTTAATTGTTCATATGTAGGTATTCCTTGTGTTGGATATGAAGAATTAGATACTCAAAGATTACTTCACCCACATCTATCAGTAGAAAATGGTGATTTAGAAAAAGCAAGAGAATTAGTAAAAAAGTTGTGGAATGATTTGGATTTTTACAAAGAAAATTGTATATTAACACAACAACTATATAAAGAAAAGTATAGTGAAAATAAATTTAAAGAAAGATTAAAGTTATGCTAAGTAAAAAAGATATAAGTTTCATTCAACCGAGTAGGAATAATCTAAAGTACCTAAAGTGGTCTTATGATTCTATCAGAAAGAACGGTGGGCCAGAACCAACCATATGTGTTGCCGATGATTTCAGTAACGATGGAACTTGGGAATGGTGTGAAGATATGATGGTAAAAGACCCAAACTTCAAAGCAATCAGAAATGATGGGCCAACAAGATTAGGACATACAATTCTATATGATGAGTTAGTTGAGATAGCTGATACTCCGATTGTAGGAATCTATCACGCAGATATGTATCTTATGCCAAAAGCATTGGATTTCGTACTAAAACATATCAAACCTATGAATGTGGTATCGTTGACAAGAATCGAACCACCACTACATCCTGATGGGCCTGAAAAGATGTTAGTAGATTTTGGAATCGAACCTGAAGAATTCAAAGAAGAAGAATTATTAAAGTGGTTTGAAAAGGTACAGATGAATCAGGCAACTAAACAAACTGAAGGAATTTTTGCTCCCTGGTTCATCTTCAAAGAAGATTTTACATCAATCAATGGACATGACCCACTATTCGCTCCACAATCAAAAGAAGATACAGATATTTTTAACAGATTCCAATTGAACGGATATAAGTTTATTCAGACTTGGGGTGGTTGCGTATATCATATGACTTGTAGAGGTAGTAGATTTGCAGATGGGGCTGAAAGAAATCCTAACGGTGAAGTGTTTATGAAGAACAGAGAAACAAATGAATGGCTAACACAAAATATCCGTTCAACTCGTAACTTCCTTAGAAAGTGGGGACACTATTGTAAACATGATTCATTGATGAAACCAATAATTCCACCAAAGTATAATATTCAGTTTAACATAGAGAATTGCAATGAAAAATTGTTAGAGATATTAGAACCCTGGTGTGATGTAATAGTTACTGATTTAGATGAAGATATTGTACAAAAATATATTAAAAAAGAACAGCCAGATACTCAGTTTGATTTGAGTAAAAGAATCAATGTAGATGTGGATTCTGATATAGAAGTTAGTTTTGATGCAAATAAATTATCAGAAAATTCTTATAAATTAATAACCGAACTATCTACCATACTTGAGTCCTCTAATATTGAGGTTGGTGAGTTTGAAGTGGACATATATAGAGTGGTTGTGAATAGGGTAAAAACATACGAACATAATTTAATTTACAGAAAGTAGTATAGTTATATGTGTTATGATGTATTATATTTTACTTCCAGATGACACCGATGAAGGTGTACAATATTCCACAAATGTATTGGGTGAATCCTCTTTTAAAAACTTTTGGGCAGAACAAGGTTTTGGAATTTTTGAAAGATTAGTAAATAAATATCCTGATACATTAGATGAAATAAAAATCAAAGATGAAAAATCTAAAGAATATACTGTAGAAGAATTTTTAAATATAATAGAGAAACTTAATTTGATTAAATAGGAGAAAGATGAAAATTGATTATGATGCCTATGAGGATTTAGACGAAATGTTCTCAGAAATGGAACACAGCGAAAATCAAAAACGAAATAAAATCAGAAATGCAAAACAAAAGAAAAAAAACTACAATGAAAGAAACCTTCAACAACCACAAGGGTTGCCTTCCAATTGGAGAGAGGGTGATAGTCATATCGGTAGACAAAAAAAAGCAAGAAACTACAATAGTTGACCCGTTTGGTACAGAGTGGGTTATACCTTCTGAGTATGTTTCTTAATCCTTCCTATATTTATAATAAACAAATGGAGTAAATTATGTTGTTAAAAGTAGGTTCAAGAGGTAACGAAGTAAAATTGTTACAAGAATTCTTAGGAATTGGAGCAGATGGTATCTTTGGTAAAGGTACAGAGTTTGCAGTAAAAGAGTTTCAAAAATTAAACGGATTAACAGTTGATGGATTAGTAGGGCCTGGAACTTGGGATTGTATGGGATTAGCAACAACTGATGATTCAGAAAAAACATATACCACCGAAAACGGATTGGTAATCAATAGACACTTTTTACCGCCAGGTGAATATAAAAGTGGAATCACAAAAAAAGAATATTGTTTCTTACACCATACGGCAGGATGGCAGAATCCTTACAGAACTGTAGACCATTGGGGTAGAGATAGTAGAGGTGCAGTAGCAACCGAATTCGTATTAGGTGGTCAATCAATCAAAGGAAATGATGATAAGTACGATGGTGTTATGGTTCAAGCCTTTCCTGAAGGACATTATGGATGGCATTTAGGAAAGAATGGTTCACAACATATGCATACACATTCTGTAGGTATCGAAGTAAATAACTTTGGATACTTAAAGAATGGTAAAACATATGCAGGAACTACGGCAGTTGAATCACAAATCGTAACATTAGATAAACCATTCAGAGGATTCAAAGAATGGCACAGATATTCAGATAAACAAATCGAAGCACTTCGTTTATGGATACTTTACATAGCAGATAGAGATGGAATTGATGTTAGAAAAGGTTTAGTAGAGGAAATTAAGAAAAAAGGTGCAGATGGATTTGAGTTCAACGAAGATGCTTATTATGGTAGAGTAAAAGGTATGTGGACACATACAAATACTAGAAAAGATAAGTTCGATATGTTCCCACAATCTGAGCTCTTGGATATGTTAGTGAGTTTATAGAATCATTTTAGTATTTTTAATTATTTTTTTACTATTTATAGGAGAAAAAGTATAACCAAATAACATTTACGGAAATTTTCTATGAAAAAGTATTTAATTTATCTGTTAATGATGATTCCTTTCTTCGGAATGGCTCAATCAAACGACAGTTGGTTCAAAGTGGAAGTTCAGTTTGATTACTACGCTCCCAGTGAATCATTCGCACTATTAACTCAAACAGGCGATACCTTAGTTAATTATCAACCTCAAAACCCATTTGAACTATGGTCAACTGTAGTTCAAGCGGATTCAGGAGATATCGATATCTCATTATTGGATTCTTACGGAGATGGTTGGCAAGGTGGCCCACAAAACAACAATTCAAACACAACGGCATTTATAAGAATATCAAATGAGTGTCAAGACACAATATTAGATTTAGATATAACAGCATTGGGAAATTTTACTCAATATGATACATCTTTTGTTTTAGACCCATGTGCACCACCTGTTTGTAATATTCAAAATGAAACCACATATCAGATATGTTTAAATGGGCCCAATTCAGCTGGTGAACAAGTATTAGTAGTATGGGAATGGGAAAACGAATGGTGTGACCCAGTCAATGTAATCTATGGTAACGAAGAAGGATGGGGGCCATTTACACAAGGTGTAAACCCAGGTGCTACCAATTATGGAATGTTGGCAGGTAACGGACAAATGCCACCTAATTGGGAAGTAGAACATTATGCATATGTAGAATACGCAGATGGTTCAGTATCAGACACAATGACATTTACACCAACACCATGTATATCAGGATGTACAGATTCAACTCAAGAAGCATTTAACCCTTGGGCTAATGAAGATGATGGAAGTTGTAACGTAACTGTTTGCGACCCAGCAACTGAATATCCAATCACAATGGAAATCACATTAGATAACTGGCCAAGTGAAACTGGTTGGACTATGAATAGTGGTGGTATTTTACAAGAAGTATTACCAGGTGAATATGATTACTCTGATTTTGGACAAACTTATACTTACAATTTTTGTGTATCTCAAACAGCAGGATTTGAATTAATCCTTACAGATACATATGGTGATGGTATGGGTGGTACTCAAACATCTGGACCAGGTACAGTTGTTATAAAAGATTGTGCTGGTGATACTCTTTGGGAAATGACTAATCCAAACTTTGGAACTACACTTTATTCAGGTCAAACAATGGCAACTTCATGTCCTGTTATTCCTGATGTGTTCGGATGTACAGACCCAGATTATCAAGAATATAATGATTCAGCAAACGTAGATGATGGGAGTTGTGCTACACTTCACATTTATGGATGTATGGATACAAACTCAATTAACTATGATTCAACAGCAACAAAACAATCGATTGTAGAACAATGTGATTACACATTAACTATAGAAGATGCTGGTGGTGATGGTTGGGGTAACTCATACTTAGGTGTATCACAAGGTGGTGTACCTCTTGGAACTTATACAATGGGGCCAGGTTTATATGAACAATCATTCCAAATTCAATTGGAAACAGATAAAGAAGTAGATGTTTACTATTTCGAAGTTAAAGGACCTCAACAATCAAATCAACAAGTAGAGTTTCAAACTTTACAAAACTCATTTACATTAGAAAATGCAGATAGTGTTGTTCTATTACAAGAAGGACAGAATCCATTCTCTAATAACGGAGCAGATGCATTACAATCATTTGAAGCCCCATTCTATACAGTTTATTCAGGATTACCTTATTGTGGTGATTATTGTATTCCAATCGTAGAAGGATGTATGGATTCAACTTCATTAAATTATAATCCTGATGCGAATGTAGATGATGGAACTTGTATTCCTTATATTGAAGGATGTATGAATCCATTGGCATTTAATTATGATTCTACTGCAACTGTAGATGATGGTAGTTGTGTACCTGTAGTTGTAGGTTGTATGGATGATACACAATTCAACTATGATTCTACAGCAAATACACCAGGTACTTGTGTTCCATTTATCTATGGATGTACAGACCCGAATTCATTTAACTATGACCCGAATGCTAATACAGACGATAGTAGTTGTGTACCAATCATTTATGGTTGTACAGACCCAACATCATTTAATTATGATTCTACAGCAAATACGGATGATGGTTCGTGTATTGCTAGAATCTACGGATGTACTGATTCAACTCAGTTCAACTACGACCCAACAGCAAATACAGATGATGGAAGTTGTCAACCATTTATATATGGGTGTATGGATGTTAACTCATTAAACTATGACCCAACCGCTAATACCAATCAGGTATCAGCAACGGATTTCACAAATCCTTGTATTCCTATTGTATATGGATGTATGGATTCAACATCATTTAATTATGACCCAACCGCAAATGTAGATAACGGAAGTTGTGTACCATTTATATATGGTTGTATGGATGTTAATTCGTTTAATTACGACCCAACGGCAAATGTAAACCAAGTATCAGCAACCGATTTATCGAATCCTTGTATTCCGATTGTGTATGGTTGTACTGATTCAACTTCAGTAAACTATGACCCGAATGCAAATGTTGATAACGGAAGTTGTATTACGGCAGTTGTAGGATGTACGGATGTAGCAGCTTACAATTATGACCCGAACGCAAACGTATCTGATTCAACGGCTTGTTTATATGATGCAGGTTGTGTTGGTGGACCAGGTGAACCATATTGGTTAAACAATCCTTGTTATGCGTGGGTAATTGATGTAGACCAATACTGTTGTGATACAGAATGGGATTCAGATTGTGCATCACTATATGATTATTGTGTAGATGGATATCCATTAGATGTTGAAAGTTTAGGTGGAAACAGAATCGCTGTATTCCCAAATCCAACATCTGATAAAATTAATATAAGTACTACTTTGAAAGATGTAAATTATGTTTTATATGATTTGACTGGTAGAGTACTAAAAAGTGGTGAAGATGTTAAACAAAGTGAGATTGATATAAGTATCTATCCAAATGCTGTTTACTTACTTCAAATAGAGTATGGTGGAAACATATACAATAAGAAAATTATAAAGGAGAACAGATAAAATGAAAAAAATATTTATAGTATTATTATGTTTACCTTTCGTTATGTTAGGACAGGATACAAAAGTAATCCTTCCAGGTGTAGAACAGAAGAAAGAAGAAGTAAAAAAACCATCTGAATTTCAGAAGAAACTAAAAAGAGAGTTTAAGTTCTCTACATTCTATGTTGCATTCAATGGTAATAACTCTGTTTCAGATGTAACAAGTTATTCAGTAACAGATGGGTTGACATCAACTAGAACATCAACACCATATGATTATTCAGCAGTATTTGGTATTAGAAAAATTCAAAGATTTGGATACGAACCAAATATTCAAAACAGATTTAAAAATGGTACTGAGAACTCATTCTCAGATGCCGCAACTATCGGTAGTAAATCAAAAGGATTTGAATATCTATTTGAATTAGATTATAGAAGGCAACAAGGTAAATCATTCCTTAGTCAAGACCACTTCATAAGATATATTGCTGATAAGTATGTTTTAAAAGTTGAGTATTTAGAAGATGCATTTGCAGATATTAACTACTTTGAATCATCTCAGAGATATAGACATAAATTCAACAGAAAGTTCTCAGTAAATGTAGGTGCAGTACAGAGAATTTCAGAACCTTATGGATTCGACCCTTTAGCAGATTGGATATTACAGACAGGTGATATTCACTTTACTAATTTAGCAATCGAAGAAATGGGTTATGGTGTAGATTTTTCTGATGTAGATAACATTCAATACTTAAATCCAGCTGGGAATGTGGTTGCAACGAGTACCGAAGTATGGGAAGCTGTCGTTATTCCACAAGTTTTATCAGATTATGTTGCCAGAGAAAGAGCATTACTTCCTCAAAAATGGGAATACTCTTTAGTATTGGGCTTCGATTACTATTATTATAGTAAAGATTTTTGGTTACACTCTTGGGGTAACTTACTGCCTTATCACCTAAAAAGTGATAAACAATACAGTTATCATAAGTACAATGGTGGAAATTGGATAGATTATTCAGGTGGTTTAGTATTTGGATATAGATTCACAAAATCATTAGGAATATTTACAGAAGGTAAATACCACAAATATTGGAATCGTAGTTGGTACGATTTCTCAATGGGTGTTAACTTTATAATATTATAGGGGTAAAAAGATGGCAAAACAAATAGGAGAAGAAACTAAAATTACATTAGATTTAAAAACGATTGCTATGATTTTAGTTGGGGTTGCAACAGTAGTAGGTATGTGGTTCGCTTTACAAGCGGATATAGAAGAAGCAAAAGAACTTCCAATAGCACCACCACCAGATGTAACTAGAATGGAATACGATATGAAAGACCAATTGATACGTCAAACAATTATGACTACTCAAGAGGACGTTCAAGAACTTAAAGAAGATATGAAACGTATTGAAGAAAAAATAGACAAACTACGATAAAAAGGGGTTCATATGAAAAAGTTTTTATTAATACCATTCATACTACTTAGTAACCTATTAGGAGCTCAAGTAGTAGTATTGCATTTTAATGCAGGATGGAATGAGGCTAACGATGTTACTTGGGTTGATGAGTTGGAAGATTGTGAGATTGAACATATTGATATTGCAAAAAAACCAAAGTTACAACAAAAATGGAAAGTAGTTGTTGTACCTACTGTACTAATTCTTCAGTACGATGAAGAAAAGAAACGGTATCAAGCTGATTTAAGTTTTAAGATGGCAGCGACACGAGAAGAAGTTCAAAATAAAATAGATGAAATAATAATGAGTGGATTTTAACATCTACTATACTTATCGATAGAAAGGAGTTACGTTTATGAAATGGATTTGGAGAAAAATTATGGCTTTTGGAAACATATTTAAAGATGATAACGACATCAATGAAAAAAATGTAATTGGGTTTATGTCATTCGCAGTAATGACTATATTCGCAATTGTAGATTTAACAACAGGATATTTCGGAAAAGATTTAGTAATCAATGAGTTTATATACAATTCATTTGTATGGATTACATTAGGATGTTTCGGAATCGCTGGTATAGAGAAATTCGCAAAAAACTAAATAAAAATAACTTACTTAATAACAATGTTAAACATAGCGGAAGAAAAGATGATTTTACTTAAAAATACCTACCTAATAGGGGGAATGGGGATAACATCTCTATGTGCTTTCTTAGGAAGTTACCTTATGGATTTGACAATGGGTAATGCAGAACAATATATGGCAGTGATGTTAGTATTATTGTTAGATGGATTCTTCGGAGTAATCGCAGGGATGAAAAGAGAGGGTTTCAAGACCTATAAAGCTCTCAAAGTTTTGAAAAATATGTTTGCGTGGGTGGTAATCCTCACCGTTATATTATCAATCGAATTAGGATTTAAGGGTACATCTTGGTTATCCGAAACAATTATAGCACCATTTATGGTATTTCAAATGATATCAGCACTCAAAAATGCATCAATGGCTGGATTCATTAAGAACGAACTTCTAAACGAAATCTTAGATAGAATCGACTCTCACAAAGGAAAACGTAGTAAATAACCTTTATTCCAAATAATTACATATTTATAACCGTATGAACAATATAAGAGAATATGGTTGGAAAGATTGGATTTCAAATCCTCAGAACAAATCTTTATATGAAAAAGATATGAATGAAGGATTACGTCAATTCAAAATTGAACAACAGAGAAGAAACAAATTAGTCCAAGTGGCTAGTTTTAACCAAAGAGGATATTAATGGAAAAGATAGATAAGTTAATTAATCTTCTTGAAAAGAAATATGGGAGTAAAACCATAACTGAAGGAAGTAAATTAAAAGTTAAAGATATAGTACATCAAGAGATAGGAAGGGTCATAGAGTCCCTTAAAGAAGTTGATGATTCTGATAATCCGATGACATTCAAATCACTTGAAAAGGTGATGAACAAAAAATGAGTGTTGATGGTTGGATTCGTTTGGAAACAAGTCTTTTTGGAAGTTGTTTAACATTTAATATTATTTCAATGGTGTAGGACAATAATATATGCCGAAGTATAGTAGAAAAGATATGCCTCAAGTGAATACCCAAAATCTGGGTAAAGCTATTTCTATGGCCAAATCCAAAGTGAAAGTAACCAAAGGAATGAATCTTGCTGCAGAACTCAAACCATCACAGAAAGAACTCATACCATCTAAGGTAAAGGGAGTTGCTAAGAAATACGATAAACCTACAGATATGAAACCTTTAATCATATCTAAAGATAATTACATAATAGATGGACATCATCGTTGGGCGGCTGCAATATATAAGTTCGGTAACGATGTACAAATACCTACATTTACATTACATCTAAAAAGAGATAAGGCCATTGAAGTATATAAAATGATTTCAATATCATTAAATGAAGCCATGTCATTGGCGGCTAGAAAAAAATTAGCTCGTAAATCAAAATCCAAACTTAAAAGAGGAATGAAGAAACGTATCAAAAAGATGAAGAAAAAACGTTCTAATTCAGATTTACAAAAAGCAGCGATAAGACAAGCAAAAAATATATTGATAAAAAAGATGATGAAGAAAGCTCCATCTGAATTATCGATACAACAAAAAATGAAGTTCTCAGAAAAGATAGCTAAAAAGCCTGGTAAGATTCAAAAGATAGCTAAAAAGATATTTCCAAAATTAAAACAAGCTGAAATAGAAAGAGTGAAAAAGATGAAGGCCAGAAACACTCAAAAGAACGAAGGGTGGAGTAACAAATACAAAAAAAGTATTGATTGTAACAACCCAAAAGGATTCTCTCAAAAAGCACATTGTGATGGTAAAAAGAAAAGAGAATTAAAAGAAATTTACTTTGATAGGTTTGGTAATAAATGTAAAAACCCAACTACATTAGATGGTAGATGTATTGATAAGTACCATCCATCACCAAATATCAGAGAAACACTTCAGTACAATCAGATACCACCATCTATGATGAAAGATTTTTTACCAACTGGGTATATGAGTTACACAACACCTGAAGAAAAGAAAAAAGCATTAAAATTGTATAAAGATTTAAAAAATACAATCAATAAGTTTTGGAAAGACCATAAAATTAATAGGAAGATAAAATGAGAAAGAAACTTATATCTGTACTTTTAGTAAGTACATTGTTGGTTGGGTGTGGTAGCACAAAACCAACTACTGAGGAATGTTGTAAAAACGAAACTGCTATAGAGAAGGTTGTATCTAAAGACCCAATAATGAAATTACTTGCAACTTCATTAATTATATATGCAATTCAGTTACTTGTAACAAAATAATTTAACAAATTTTAACAGAAATAATTTGGATAATTGAAATATTATTCGTATATTAGGGTATGATGAGAAAAGTAGATTTTATAAATAAAGTGTTTGAAAACGAAATAAAGACTCTAAATGAGGGTGGTAGAATCCTCAGAGTTTTTGATTTCGATGATACTCTTGCTAAATCAACGGCATTTATCTATGTAAAACACAAAGATGGTTCTGAATCAAAGTTAGACCCAGCTCAATATGCAAAGTACAACTCTAAATCAACGGATGTATTTGATTTTAGAGATTTCAATAAATTACTAAATAACCCAAAGGTAATCCAAAAGAACTTTAAACTTCTACAAAGAATGTTGGATAACCCAAATAAAAAGGTTACAATACTTACTGCAAGAAAACTTGCGTTCCCAATCAGAAAGTTCTTCAAAGATGAGTTTGATATGGAAGTTTATGTTGTGGCATTGGGTAGTAACAATCCAAAAGATAAATCAGATTGGATTGAAAAACATATCAAAAAAGGATATACCGATATTGCATTTATGGACGATTCATCTAAGAACGTTAGAGCAGTTGATAAATTGAAATCAAAATATCCTGATGTTAGGATAAAAACCCACTTAGTTAGGGAACATATTGATGCGGAAGTACAAAAATATGTAAATAAACTAATTCACTAATTTTAAAATCATATTTATAAGCAAATGAACTACGAAAACAAAGTAATGAATTCTGCGTTTAGAATCCTAAAGAAAAATGGATTTAAGTGGAGTGATGAGTTTGATAACGGAATGAAAAGCGAATTGTTAAATCTGTTATTAAAATACTTTACGGATATAGAGGAATATGAAAAGTGTGCTCATATCCATTCGATGTTAAAAGATTTGGAGAATATGAATGAAAATATTAGTAAAACAATTGAGTCCGGAAGTGGAATCAGTTAGTGGTTGGATAGTTTACGTTATGGATGTAACTGGTAGACCATTGGAAGCAAAAATATGTGAATTAGATGATTTGGTGTCGACAATTAGAATCTTTGAATCAGTTTTTAATATATGAAACTATTTATACTAAATGATGATGTAAACTCATTTGAACACGTTACCAGATGTATTCAAAAGTATTTAAATTATCCATATATGCAATCGGTTTCTATAACACATATAATTCATAATAATGGAAAGTGTTGTGTTAAAGAATCGGATGATGAATTATTGATAAAAGGAATATATACTGAATTAGTTTCAGAGGGACTACATTTAAGAATTGAGAATGGATATGAATAAGTCAAAAGGTTTAGGTGATACAATTAAGAAAGTGACTTCCGCTACGAAGTTAGATATACTCGCAGAAAAGATTGCTCATAAATTAGGTAAAGAAGATTGCGGTTGTAAAAAACGACAAGATTATCTAAATGTTAAATTTCCATATAAAGGAAGATAATGAATTTAAAAAAATACATACAAAAAGAAATTAGAAATACTTTACTTGAATCTGTAAATGAGGATAGAGTAAATGATTTCTTTTATATGGATTTAAAATCCCATATGTGGAATCGTAGAAAAGATTACTCTAACAAAATTAAAAAACTTGGAAGTTTAGAGAAACTACAATACTTAGAAGATTTGTATGTAAAAATAAACGGTATTGAGGGAAAATCATCTGCTAGAGATATAAAAGGTAACGGAATTGATTTATACAAAAGATTAGTTAAAGATAAAGTTATCAGAGAAAATATAACAGTTCCTATTAAAGTAGGTGATACTGTATTGGGTGGTAAGTTCAAAAACAAAAGAATCGTTGTTAAATCAATCGGTAAGAACGAAAAAGGTGATATCACAATCAATAATAAACCACTCCTTAAATTTAGATTACTTCCTAAAACTGAAGATGAGCAATTAGACCAGGCATTTAACGATGCAAAACCTGTTGAAGAAGAAACTAAGAGAGATTACAAAAAAGAGTACGCAAAGTACGGTAAATCTAAAAAAGCAAAGAAGTATAGAGCAGAACTAAATAAGTACAATAGACAAAAAGGTACTTATGGTAATGGTGATGGGAAAGATGCATCTCACAAAGGTGGAAAGATTGTTGGATTCGAAGATGAATCTAAGAACAGAGGCCGTAGAGAAAAGAGTAGATTGAAAAAAGAATCAGTAAACGAAGCTAAATATTACATTACTCGTAACTTAGGTAGAGGACAGGGTAAAGCTTTAGTTGGTGGATATGATTTAAAAAGAGATAAAAAATTACCACCTAAAGTATTCAAATCATACAAAGATGCTAAAAAAGAAGTTGAAAGATTACAAAGAGGTGGTTCTATGGGTGGACAGATGACTGCATATTATGTAACTGATAAAAATATGAATCCTGTAAAAGAATCTGTAGCTCCTAATCATAATGGTAAATCAGCACCATTTGGTAGTGGGTATGATGAACTCAAAGAAGCTTGTTGGAAGGGATATAAAGCAGTTGGTGGTAAGATGAAGAATGGTAAGAGAGTTCCTAATTGTGTTCCTGAAAGTATTGTTAAAGAAGGTGTGATGAGTGATATTCATTATCTTATAAATAAATCTAAATCAGAAGATGATTTCATCAAAATATTCTTTAAGGATTATGGTAAACAGGTTAAAAAATCCAAAGAATCCATAGAATGGGTTAAAGGGATGTACAACGATGTAAAAAACGAAGATGTATCATCTGATTCATTAAAAGATATTCCAACTAAAGATGATAAGAAATTAGATGAAAAACTAATCACATTCTCTAACAGAGCTGCTTACGGACAGGTATTGTTTATGGCAGGTGGAGCTGGTAGTGGTAAAGGATTCGCAAAAGATAACTTCATAGATGCCGCAGGATTCAAAGTAAGAGATGTTGATGATATGAAGAAACTTTTAGGTAAATTAGATGGAGTAAAAAACTACGATATGAAGAAGTGGTATAAAAAGTTCGGTAAGAACCTATCTACAAAACCACCTAAAAAGAATCCTAAAGGAATGAGTCCAAAACAACATTTCGAAGAATTTGTATTAGGTAAAGGATTATCTATTTCAGATTTATCAAAAGATTTAAAAAACCCAATTAATGTGGCATCACTACATTATATCGTAGATGCTATGGGATTAAAAGATAAGTGGTTAATCTCAATGTTGAGTGGTAAGGATAACAAAGAAACTTTACCAAATCTATTGTTTGATATTACCGCTAAGAAAGTATCATCAATCACAGATGTAATCAAACCATTAATGGATGCTGGTTATGATTCTAATAATGTTCATTTGATTTGGGTACTAACTAATTATCAAATTGCTGTTGATAGAAACAAAGATAGAGATAGAGTTGTACCAGATGATATTTTATTAGATACACATGAAGGTGCTGGTAAAACAATATGGAGTATCTTAACTAAAATATTACCAAACGGATTAAATGGTAGAATCGATGTTATTTTAAATAATACAGAAAATACCATATATCATATTCAACCAACTATAAGAAAAGGTAAAAAAGTAGGAGTTGTATCTGATTTCTTATCACTTCCAGTCAAAAAGCAAGGTGGTGGTATAGTTCCTGAAAAAATATGGAAATCACAATTATATAGTTGGATTAGAAAGAACGCACCTGCAACACTTGATTTAGACCAAACTATTAACAAAGATGAGGAATACATGATATGAAGGTAGCATTCAAAGCAAAAGGTAAAAGATATAGTATTGATTTCAGAGTATCTACGAGTAGATTTACTGATATCATTTTATTGGCAAAATCATCTGCAGAGTTAGATACTCTAAACCCACTTACAGATGAAGATGGTGGTAGAGCAGTTAAAGAAGCGATAAAACAAAAATTAGAGTTTAGATTAGGTATTCCAATTAATATTGACCATAATTACGATGGGGCTGGATTTGGATTCAATGTAGATTTTTACGGAGTTATAAAAAAATTAAAGTAGGATAAAGTGAAAAATATTGTATTATTCTTAGTAATAATTTTAAGTGGATGTGCTCCACTACAACTTCAGTACAATACACTCAACACAGCTGGTCAATTAGATTCAATCTATGGTGATGTTGAAATCATAGAATCAGAAACACAACTCAGACGTAAATTAGCCAGAGATTTCAGATTCAGATTAGATTTACAAAGATATTGGAACTCACAACCATATGGTATTGTGGCTCAATATTATTGGAGTTTAGATAGAGGTTGGAGATATGGATTCAATAGCCCATATGAAATGTGGTCATCTTCTAATTGGTTTGATTATCCATTTGGGTATGGATATGGGTATGGTTGGAATCATTGGAATAGATGGAATCATTGGAATCATTGGAATGGTTGGGGATACTCATACTACAATTCATCATTTAATAATTGGAACGTAGGACCATTTAGTAATAGAGGTTATAATGTAGTTTACAACGCAAGTAGAAGGGGTAGTTTAACATCTAACATATCAAATAGAGTTCGTACCAATACTAATAGGAGACCTGTGGTAGTAAACAAACCAACTATCAGAGTAAACAAACCAAGAATCAATAACAACAATACAATCATAATAAATAATAATAACAGACCATCTTACAATAATAATGTAAGGCCTCCTGTTAACAACAACCGACCATCTATCAATAGAAACTCTAAACCATCTATTAATAGAAATACAACTACACGTACTTCAAGACCATCACCATCAAAAAGAGGTGGAAATTAATTTGGTAGTTTAAAATAAATTTTGTATATTTACATAAATTAAGTTATGATAAAAGATTTCTATTATAAGTTTGGGCCTGTAGAAACCACTAAAGTGTGGTACTCACCAATTCCTATTGAAAAGGTAAATGGGTGGATTAAAGATTTCAAAGAATTAGATTTAGGAGATTACAAATTTTACTTAGGTGGTAAGTATGTAATAGACCCATTAAATACAGATGATATAGATATTTGTATGACAGGGCCAATCTATGATTATATGAAATTGTATGAGATTATGAAAGAGGGTTATGATTTGGCACTAAACAAACACAACTTCTTTATTGATATTAAACATTACGATAATTTAGATTTCTTTAAATATCCAAGAATAAAAGGATTTAAAAGATATCATCTTATGACTGAGTTAGCTGGTGAAGAAATTAAAAAGATAGATGGTGAAGTAGTACATCAATCATTTAAGAAAACCCACATTAACTTAGATGGGATTCCAAAGGAGTTGGCAGTTAATCTTGCTATATTCCCAATGGATAAACAAATAGAGGATGGTAGAATTTATCAACCAATTAAACTTAATTAAAAAAAACAACATATTTATTAATATAAAATTTTAAAAGGAGAAAATTATGGCAATTACAAAAACAACACAATTACAATTCGCAGCTGTGTATCCAAAAACAGATTCATCGGCAGCTTCAACAACAAATGCAGGTAATCCTGGTATTCACGTTGTAGAAAGAATTACATTAGATGATTCAAGTGATGACCAGTTACCAATTACAACTCAAGCGGAAAGAAACATTTGGAGATATGTATCAGATGGTGGTTCGGCAACAGATGTATCATCTGAAGATGCATTAATTCAATCAATCGCAGGAGCTATTTGGAGCTAATGGGTACAGACCAACAAGTTAATGGAAATCCTCAACTAAATGGGGAAAGAAATACATTTAATCAAAGAGTCAGTAGATTAGCGTATTTAGGAAAAAGTAGTAAAGTAAAATGGAGTGACCGTAGAAGGTACAGAAATATTTAAAATAAAGTTATGGCAAGAGTAATAGCATCACAACATACGAAACAACATAAGAAGAAAAGACCTGGTGTTCATTCTAAGTGTAAGAATTCAAATTCAAAGAATTCTAAACATTATAAGAAGAAGTATAGAGGGCAGGGTAAGTAAAAATTTAACAATTTCTTAACATTAAAAGCTTGTTTAATCCAATTAATTGTCGTATATTAGTACTGTAAAAAGATGAGTACTAACCTTAAATTAATGAATGGATAAAAAAATTGTTTATTTCGATATGGATGGCGTGTTGGTTAACTTCCAAAGTGGAATTGACCAACTTAATCACGTAGATTTAGAATTGTACAAAGGGAACTACGATAAAGTTCCTAATATATTCAGTACAATGAAACCCAATTTAGATATGATTTCCCTATGGGAACAAATGGTAGATGATGAAAGATATGATTGTTACATATTATCTACATCTCCCTGGTACAATGCAACCGCTGCCTCTGATAAGGTAGAGTGGGTTAAAAAACACATCCCATCAGCTTTCAAAAGAGTAATCCTATCTCACAACAAAAACCTAAACTATGGACACTATCTGATAGATGATAGAACGGCTAATGGGGCTGGTGATTTTATGGGAACATTACTGAAGTTCGGTGGTGAGGATGGACATACCGTAAAAAGTTTAATGGAAGTATTCGATATTAACTAAAATAATAAAAAATGATAAAAACGTTTTTAAAAACAGAATTAGTAATAAACCTATGGGAAGGTTTAAATAATGGTTACATAACAACCGATGAATACGCAGAAATGCTAGAACTCCAATCTTTATCAGATTATTCTGACTTAGATAAAGAAATGGCATTGGATTCTGAAAACATAGAGTTTTAATATGAATTGTACTACAGTTGTTTACATCCCACCTCGTTGTAGGAAACCGAAGGTGGTTGTGTATGATGTACATATTGATAGAGTGAACAATGTTCGCTCCAAATCTTTCATACCCGAAGGTTCTAAGATTTTAGAAATGGGTATGGGTGATTCATTTTATAAAAAATGGTGTAAAAAATATTTGGATAAGTAAAATAAAATTTGTATATTAGTAAGATATGAAAAAGAAGTTAAGTAAAAAAGTACTACGAATGTCTATTAGAGAGAGGTTTGAGTATCTAAATAAGAAAAAGAATAATGAGTTTAACAAAAAAATGGATTGATAAAAAGCTGGATGAGGGTGTAGATGTACTCCATCCTGAATATCAACATTCAGATGATGAGTACGAATACGAAAAATGGTGTCATTACTCAGGAATGCCATCACCTAAAGCATACGAAAAGAATGAATAGTAATATATTAATAGGAATATTTTGGTTCTTTGTAGCACATATTGCTGTATGGTTTCAACTTAACGGACAATTCAAATGG